TCTTGTGTGAGTCCTTGTTGTGCTTGTTTGATAATTTGCAAGCGTTGTAGGCTGTTTTCTTCTGACTTCATGCCCAGTGCAAGATCAATGTGTATGGTCTTACGCTCATTGAAGTTCATGTCATCAAAAGCCAAGCCATCCAAAAATTCAGCTTTCTTCTCTGGGTGAAACTCTTGTGCCAGTCGCTTAACACCATAGTCATCACTGTAGGCAATCAGTGTGCGCCATACTAACCATAGTGCATCTTTAAGGCCTTCTGCACAATTCTTTACAGTATTGTCTTGAATAATCTGATTTGGACTTAGTGCTAGATTTAGTTTGGCTCCTGAGTTACCTGGATCCATTACTTCGGGATTGAACACGTCTTGTGGACTAGTCATTCCAACCATGGCCATAGTATCATTCTGTATACGATTCATTGCTTGATCCAAAAAGGTTATATCACCTTGTGGAATTGGCATGGGATAGATATCTGTGGCTGGATTGAATTTACTATCTAAGATAAAGATAGCTGCATCGCCATCCATAAGTTCTTCAAAGTCCAAGCGATCGGGTTTGGCACCAATACGTGCAGTTGATTGCAACAAGCCCAATTGTATTTCTGCGCGATGACCGGCAGTGGCATACTCTTGCATGGGCACTACTGATTCAGCAATACTCATACCATAGAAGTTTTGTGCAAGTGGCTTTGGACACATATTGGCCACTGGAATAAACTCCACTTCACGTGCACTGATAACATACTGTCCTGAATAGATTAATTCTACCAGTTCCAATTCGCCATCACCATCTATATCATAGCGATTCCAAACTGTCAACACTGTTACTTGACGTGCTTCTGGTTCTTGCGCAGCATAACCTTGTGCAGGTAAACCATTGATAGGAACACTGTCACGAGCATGCAGTGCAAGATTGTTCAGCAAGCTACCAGCTTGATATGCTCCCACGTTTGAGTATTGTGCATAGATCTTAAACGATTCCAAGTCAATGTCGGGATACAATTCACAAGCTTCTTGTATGCTCATGGGTTTATAAAAACCACAGAATGGTTGTTCTTGAATATCAATAACAGTTGGATCACACATCCAATAGTGTTGTGCAATTGGACGAAACTTGATATTTAAATTGTAGCCAGTAAGTTTATACTTGGCTTCATAAGTTGTATTGCGTGCAATTGATTGGTCTACTAAACTTTGTTGATCTTCTGCAGGATTGATATCTGGGGGAGACATGGCAGTGCCAGACTCTTCTTCTGTGGGATCAAAGTTTTCTACACGACTGCGAATTTGTTCTTCGATGTGTTGTTGTGTGGCTTGATCATAGTTGACAGCATTTTCAGCAAGTCCTTTTTGTAGTTCTGCTTGCACACGTTGTAGGTCTACTGTGACCTTGCGACGACTTTGTCTTAGTGCAGTAAGGCCAGCATCTGCTGCTTGTGCTTCAAATGCTGTCAGTTGATCCGCAGTGCCTTGTGTGGTAACATAGCGAACAATTTGTTCACGCATGGGAGCAATCAACATTTCACCATTCTTGTGTAGGGCAGCATCCATTACCCAATGTTGTAGGATAAAGTGTGGATCATTGTTTTGATTAACTAACTTGTGCACCATATTAGTAGCTTGTCTAGCAGCGACATCATCTGCTTCATTGTCAGGCACAAATTCAAAATTGATCTCGCCATTTTGTGCTAGACCTTTGGTGATAACAGCAGTGGCATAGTCTACACAGGGCTTTACTACAGGATGGATATAGTCAATGCCATTTACTGGCTCTGTTGATTGTGTAACTGCTAGGTTAAGATAATGGTAGTCACTTGCACGGTTAATATTATTCTTTGTTGCAAGCAAGCGCAAGTTGGCTGCACACTTGGTATCAAGTAGGCTTTTCATACGAACAAATCTGCTCATCAAGCCCTTGTGATTGTTAAGATTTGATATGACTACATTACGAATATCTAGCATGTTAAGTTTCCAATTGTTTATTAGTTATTTAGTTGAGCTATTCTAACCGGCTTTATCCAACAGGATTATGTGTAGTTTTCCATATGGGTTTATTAGTGGCACGTGCTTGATTTGCCGCTTGAATATTGTGTTTCAATGCACGGAAGCGTTGTTGTGGACTGCGTCCATCATAGGGCTCTGCTAGCCCTTGTAAACATCCAATGAGTGCATAACGAGCTGAATCAATACAATCATCAGGATCACTAAAGCGTCCATGTTGGTCCACGTAATAGTTTTGAGCTTCTCTAATAAACTCCACACAGTTTTCATTGACATGTAGTGTTCCTAATTCTAACATTTGTCGCATAACATTGATACCAAAACTTTTGTGATTGGTTCTCTTGCCTAGATCATCTGGCGGATTCATAATAGCATCAGGATGCACATTAAGTTCATACTGTTCAAACAGTTGTCGAATGCTTTGACTGTTCATGGTATAACGTCCTTGTGTGTTAGCATCTGCCGGAAGAACAATAGGCGTGCCAAACACTTCGGGTCTCATCAAGTGATTGATATAATTCATAGGATTGGCTTCTTCAGTGCCTTTCACTACTATTTGATTGTGCAGCCAAGCTTCTTGTTCTTCCGGGTGCCAAAACATCAAACTGATTACAGTCTTGTCATTGACCAAGCCTAAGTCCAGGGCAATAATACGATGCATGCCCGTAGAGTTTCTAAAGTCGTAATCGCCAGTCTTGTATGTGGGCCAATTTCGTATTTGAAACACAGCGCCCTTGCCCATAACAGGAACACCATTGCGACGAGCATCACGCTCATGTGGCAAGTAGTCACGTTCTAATTGTAGTCTAGTGCTGTTTAATAAGAATGGTTCTCCCCAGGGATCATATTCAGGCACATCATCCCATGACACACGAATGTGTTCATAGCCCTCTTCTTGGTGCCAAAACTTTGACACCAGACCATTTAGGCCTTTGAGTGGTGTAAAGCTGCACAACACTTGACCTTGTGTGGTAGCAGTTCTAGTTACAATTTCACTAAAGAAATCATCTGGTGGTTGTTCATCAAACACAGCCAGGTTCAATTTAAAACCCTGCATCTGTCGAACTTCTTGTGTGTAGTTGGCAAACAACAAATAACTGTTGGTTCCACTGACATGGCGCACTTCTACACCAATACAGTTGGCACCATCGTTACGCATGGTTTCTGTTACTATGGCAGCTCGAGGAATTGCACCAGTGCCCAGGGCGTCCGCAATCTTTACATCCTGTGTGCCCAGCAATTCATTTTGTAACACACGTGCAACTTGATCCCAACCTTCACCTGCTACCATAACAGTTACAGGTTTGGTAAAGCGTCGTGCCGATTCGGGCCACCAGTCGGGATACTGTCCAGTCAAGTGCATGGCCACTTCATAACATGTTGATACTGTTTTACCAATCCTGTTGGCTGCTAGAATGCCACGGCGATCTGAACTGCCAGTTTTAAAAAAACGAATCTGATGTTCAAATGGCCTAAAGTATCGCAGTTGATTTGTCTGCATGTCTTCGGCCACTGCAATTACTAAATCCATAAAAGAATTTTTAACATCTGATGGCATCATGCCAACACTGGCTGGAGTTAGCCCTTGTTGTTGACACACCTGTTGCAGTGCACGACGCATTAACAGTGCTGGATCTAACATTGTTCAAATAACCCACTGGCTACCAAAGGATCAGTTGGATGTGTATGTTCATACCAGGCCGCAATACGCTTTGTTGCTATCTCTACATACTTGGGATCCAACTCAATGCCTGTGTAATCATAGTCTAACTCAACTGCGGCACAGCCTGTGCTGCCTGAACCGTTGAACGGATCTAATACGGTGCCACCTGGTGGAGTCACTAACTTGATAAGATACTTCATCAGTTCAATGGGTTTGACTGTGGGGTGATTGTTGCCAGGACTTGTTTTCTCTACATCTCCGCGTGTATTAGTTTTATTCTTATCACTGCTATTAGTTAAACCGCCCATATTAACTTCTACTCTACTCATACCTGGAAATAGCGGACCAGGATCAATCATACCAATATGTCTTTCTTTGCGGCTGACTTTAGGACAGTAGAAATACTTTTGGTAGTCTGGTATCTCACCTAGGACATTGCTGGGGAAGCGGCCTATTTGACTGGCTGTTGGTTTATATTGTTCTTCAGTGTGTGTGCGTTCTGTTGTGCCATCTAATTTGGCATATTCTTGCATACCTGGACTTGTGTATTTGTTTGCCCAATCAACAACTAACTTTAAGTCTGCTTCGTCATCATATGGCACACGAGTAGCATCAATGTTTAAGGCACCAACACCGTGAGTTTGGCAGTTGCGGGCTATGCTTAACTTAATAGGTTTGCGGGCCAGAGCGATTGGTTCGTGTGCTGGCTTGAGTTGTGTGCCCCAACCTGCCCAGGCATTATCTGCTGGCTTATACATTTCATTATATTCGCAACCATCTTCAGGACACGCTTGTCTTTGTCCTAATATACGAGCGGCTACTACATCTTTTTTACACTTACTACATTTGCCGTGTCCGCTGCCAAATGAGCCTTCAATAACTTCATTGCTGCCTTCATATCTATCTGCTACAACTTTTTTCTTTTTCTTACCTTCACTGCGTTCAATGCTCTTACCAATGTCCTGACTCTTGGGAAAGCCTGAACTGTAGATCCACATAATCTGATCACGGATCTCAAAGCCTGCTTGCTCCAGTGTTATGGCAAGATGATGGTAAGTTCTTGCCGCACTGAATGCTAAGATGTGTCCGCCTGGTTTTAGCACACGCAAACATTCTTGATAAGTCTCCAATGCTCCTGTGTTCACATCCCAGGCTTTGCCCAAGAAGTCAATGCCGTAGGGTGGGTCAGTTACTATGCTGTCAAAATGGTTGTCAGGGAATTGTCGGAGAACATCACAGTTGTTCCCAGTTAAGATTTGATATTTCATTTGTTTCCTTTGTAGCAAATATCTCGGGGTCACCAACGTCTTAAAGACGTTGTCGATGGATCTAACATTATAATCCTTTGCGGATGTCGTTGAGTAGGTGTGCGGCTTGACTTAGGTCTTGTATCTCTTGTGTGCTCATCAACCAAGTGTCAGGATCAGCAACGTCAATGCCCACACGTTTGTCCAAGCCTGCTTGCAAGCGTTCCATAACCAAACGCAGGCAATGTTCTACCTGGTTAGGATATTTTTCTACAAAGGCCTCGCGATGCACGCGATTGACCTTTTGCATGATACGAACTTCTTGAACTGCTCGATCTTGTGCAGTTGGATCCATTACATTTCCCAAGGACTATCATTCTTGCTTAATCCATCGCCAGTGAACACAAACTCACGATCGACCCAGGCAGTCCAGAAATCACTTTTGTTAACCTTAGCACGTTGTAGTGCAGCCTTTAGGCGTGTGCCAATGGGAGTGAGTCGGCCGGCTTCATCACGTAGCACTTGTTCTCCATTGCGTGGATCAATCCAAGTATACTTTTCTGGCACTTCCTTGCCAAACTTGTTGATTCGCACACCCACTGCACGTGCAGCAACTGGGCCAATGATTTCATATGTTATAACATTGTTGGCATACTTTTTAAACACTGTGTCACATTTTTGTCCAGATGCTTTCCATTCAGGATCTGGATGTGGAAACTGTTTGCTTTG